GACGGGGGCCGCAGCCCCCTCCCTCCTGCATATCCCCGGCCCGCAGGCCGTCGTCCTCGCGGACTTTACATCGCTTGCCTCGCCGCAACGCGGCAAGGCGCACTCGCGCCGTCGCTCGTCCTCTCCCGCCCAAACCCGCCGTGCTGGGCTTCGGGCGGGCGGAAAAGAAGCGGACGAGAGACGGAAGATAAGAAACCTTAACGGGTTTTCCGCCGCAAACGCGGCGTGAAAATACAGGGGGAGATCGCGCACGCAGTCGGTGCCTTGGTTTTTGGCTCGTCGGATAACTGGAACTTCAACGCGTCCAACCCGTGTCTGCACTTCGGCGGTAACTATAACCAGAACGGGAACCACGGGCTTTTCTATGTGAACTACAATTCCGCGTCGAACTCCAACCGGAACATCGGCTGCCGCGTCCTTTTAGGACTGGCTACCCACCTCCATTCCTCGTCGTCACAAGCTGCGGAGCGTGCGCCCCGGCCCACGGGCCAGGGCTTACTTTCTCCGCTGCTCCTCCTCTTCCTTGCAAACCCGCTGATGCTGGGCTTTGCTCGGATGGGGAGAGGCGAGGGCGTGATCTTCCTCGGCACCCCTTGGTGCAGATTAGCCAACAGGACACGGTTTAGTACACTCCCGCAACCGGCGGGAGCGGTGGAAAGATCGTGAGGCTAAAAGGAGGAGCAAACATCCTGTATGAAACGAGCAAAAGACCTATACCAAAAACTGATTTCAGACGAAAATCTCAGGCTGGCAATCCTCACGGTGAATGCCACGCATAAATGGCACCCACACCACAGGCCCAATAAAACGGTGCTGCGGGTGGAGGCGGACATCGACGGATATGTGGAGAAGCTGCGAGAGATCATCATCAACGGATATGATGCGGCCCCACCGAGAATAGCCCGGCGCTGGGACAAGAGCGCCGGAAAATGGAGGGACATATCAGAGCCGAGATTGTGGCCTGACCAGTATGTTCACCATGCGGTCATTCAAGTTCTGGAACCGGTGCTGATGCGGGGAATGGACAAGTTCTGCTGCGGAAGCATCAAGGGCCGGGGCATCCATTACGGCGTTAAGGCAATCAAGAAATGGATGCGGACAGACCCGAAAGGGACGAAGTATGCAGAGGAGCTGGACATCCACCATTTTTACGACAGCCTGACCATTGAAACGGTGATGGCCCGCCTGCGGAGGCTGGTCAAAGACCGGAGGATGCTGGATGTGTGTGAGCGACTGATGAAGTATGGCGTCCTGATTGGCGCGTTTTTCTCACAGTGGTTTGCCAACACGGTGCTGCAACCGCTTGACCAGATGATACGGAACAGCGGGCTGTGTGACCACTATATGCGGTACATGGACAACCTGACACTGTTCGGGCGCAACAAAAGGAAGCTACGAAAGCTGCGGGGCATGATCGAGGACTGGCTTGCAGGCCGCCGGTTGAAGCTAAACAACAAGTGGCAGCTCTATCCGACGGCAAAGCGGACAGTGGCGGCGCTGGGATGCCGGTTCGGCCATAAATTTTCCCTGCTGCGAAAGCGAAACATGGTGCGGCTGAAAAAGTCACTATCAGAATGTTACCGGGCCATGCGGAAACACCAGAAGATCAGGCCGAAACTGGCACAGGGCCTATTGTCACGGCTGGGCCAAATGAAGCACTGCAACCATGTGCATTTCTTTGAGAAGTATGTGGAAACAGGGCTGCAACGAAAATTGAAGCTCGTAGTAAGAGAGCATACGAGAAAGGAGCAGGCAAGATGGAATATGTGTACGGAACCGCTGAAATCGACGGCGTGATGCGTGAAAACCTGAAAGTCATTGGCGGCCCGAAGCTGGAGGAGGGGGAGTACCTGACCACGGTTCGGGAGTACGACGACAACACGATCACCGACCGGTGCCGCATTGACCGGCACTATCTGACGGCGGAGGACGAGGACGGGACGAAGTACGACTTCTATGCCATCAGCGAGCATTACCGCTATATCGACCGTACCAAGATGCTGGATGAAACCAAGGCGGCGACGGAGATCGCCTTTGTCGCCCTGGCCGAGACCGGCGGCATCGACGGGACGACTGCCGGGGAACACAAAAATCTGTTTGAGGAATGGCAGGCGGGGGTCTCCTACAAAGTGGGCCAGTACAGGCGCTATGGAGAGAAGCTGTACCGGTGCGTACAGCAGCACACCTCGCAGGCGGGATGGGAGCCGGACAAGGCGGCAAGTCTGTGGTCTGTGGCCGCTGACCCTGCGGAGGAGTGGCCGGAATGGAGCCAGCCGCTTGGAGCGCATGACGCCTACGCCAAGGGGGCAAAGGTGTCGCACAACGGGAAGCACTGGGTCAGTGATGTGGATGCGAATGTGTGGGAACCCGGCGTCAGCGGATGGTCGGAGGCGAAAGAATGAGCAGCCATTTGCAGATCATCGCTGAACTGGAGACGGTGACAGAAATCCAGGCAAAAGCCATCCGTGTTCTGGCAACGAGGCTGGCAGAACTGGGCGACACGGAGACCGGGCGGGACGAGATCGCGGAAGCCGATAAGGCATACCGTGAGGCCATCGGCGGAACCGATTGGATGGGCTGATACGCAGGAGGACGAGGGAATGTACATCGACGCGGACTTTATCATCAAGGCAGCAAGCCTGCTGAGCGCACTGGGGGCATTGGTGGCGGCGGTCGTGGCCGTGTACAAGGTGCTGGAGAACAATAAGAAGCAGAACGAGTTCATCAACGCCATGCAGGAGGAGCAGACCTTGATCTGCTACGGACTGCGGGGCGCTCTGCAAGGGCTTGTGGAGCAGGGGTGCAACGGGCCATGCAAGGACGCACTGGCGAGGTTGGACAAGCACCTGAACAAAAGCGCACACCCGCATATCCCGGAGGGCTGAGATGGCCGGGCGGCGGGTGAACAAAAAGACGAAACGCAAGAAGAAGCGCATCGGAACGATGGACTTGATCTTGCTGCTCGTCTTTATTTGTCTGGTTATCTTTACCGTTACCATGATACGGCTGTTCCAGGTCTACGGCTCGGTGCCGGATACCCTTGTAACCTGTGTGTTTGCCACACTGGGCGGGGAGTGCGGTATCCTGGGGTGGATAAAGACCAACAAGGATAAACGGCAGGACAGACGGTGGCAGCGGGAGGATATGAAACGGGAAAGGGAGGCGATGGAGCAGGCCGTGCAACAGTCAGAGGAACCGTAAAGGAGGGATAGATCGTGCTGAACGGCAGGAACAATGAGGAAAAAATCTGGAACTACCTGAAAGGCGCAGGGTTAAACGACTGTGGAGCCGCTGGGCTGATGGGAAACCTGTATGCAGAAAGCGGCCTGCGACCGGACAACCTGCAAAACACCTACGAACAAAAGCTGGGTATGACGGACACCTCATACACGGCGGCGGTTGACGGAGGAACCTATACCGGGTTCGTGCGGGACTGCGCCGGTTATGGGCTGGCACAGTGGACTTACTGGAGCCGGAAACAGGGACTTTTCAATTTTGCCAAGGCGGCGGGCCGGAGCATCGGAGACATGGAGATGCAGCTTAATTTCCTGATGAAAGAGCTGCGTGAGGGTTACAAAGCTGTTCTGACCACGCTGAAAACGGCGGGAAGCGTCCGGCAGGCATCAGATGCAGTCATGCTGCAATTTGAGCGCCCGGCAGATCAGAGCGAGACGGCGAAAAAGCGCCGGGCCTCGTTCGGGCAGAAGTATTATGACAGGTACGCAAAACCCAAGGAGGGACAAGCTGTGGGAACATTCAAGCCGAGACTGACCCGACCGGAGGCGGGCAACAAATATTACATCACCAAGGCGAGCGGAGGATGGTCGGACGCCATCAAGGGAAAGCCGGTGGACGCGCTGTGCAACACCCTTTCCAACTGCGTGGGCTATGCCTATGGGCGATTTAATGAGATCGGCGGTTACGGGTGCTGTAAATATCTGCGGCCCGTGAACGCCGAAAACTTTATCCAGTTTGCCGGGGGCCTGGCCGTAGGTCAGGAGCCGAAGCTGGGGGCCTGCATGGTGTGGCGCAAGGGGGCGACGCTGAACGGTTCGGATGGAGCGGGCCATGTGGCAATCGTGGAGCAGATCATCAGTGCAACTGAGATCGTGACCAGCGAAAGCGGATACGGAAGCAAAACCCCGTTCTGGACAAAGCGCCGGAAGAAAGGCACAGGGAACTGGGGAGCCGGGAGCGGGTACACTTTCCTGGGCTTTATCTATAACCCGGCTGTGAGCGGAAGCACCACGACAACCCCGGCACCGAACCCACCGACAACCGGAGGCGCAACCGAAGCGCTGAAATACAAGGTGGGCCAGATGGTGCAATCTCTGGCGAAGAAGCACTACACCAGCTCCAATGCGGCGACGGGGAAGAACTGCAAGCCGTGCGAGGCAAAGGTGACAGCCATCAATCCGGGAAGCAAGCACCCCTATCATGTGGTGGGTACTTCTGTGTATGGATGGGTAGACGAGGACGACATCGCGGCCACGGCATCTGCTGACACTGCCCTTGCCGTAGGCGACCGGGTGAAGATGGACAAGTCGGCAACGATCTACGGCACCATGCGCAAGTTTGCCGCATGGGTATATGCCGCAAAGCTGTATGTGCGCGGCATTGACGGGAACCGCGTGGTGGTATCCACGCTGAAAAGCGGGGCTATCACCGGTGCGGTTGACAAGAAGCATTTGACGAAAGTGTAATAGGAGGGTATACACATGGATAACATTATGCAGTACATTCCCTTGGCGGTATCCACTGTTCTGCTGGCGGCCCTTATCCTGACGGTGGTCACCAACATCATCACCCAGGTTCTCAAAAAGCTCACCTGGGAAAAGATACCCACCAACATTCTGGCCTTTCTTGTGGCGATGGCCGTGACACTTCTGGCGTTCTTCGCGGTCTGTCAGATCATGGCGTGGGCCGTCACCTGGTATATGGTGGCCGGAGCGGTAGCCCTGGGCTTGTTCGTCGCCTACGCCGCTATGTTTGGATATGACAAACTGCGAGAGGCGCTGGAGCAGATCATTAACTGGGAAAAGAGAAAAACAGAGTAAAGATGTCCCCCGGCTATCACACTTACAGGTGCGGTAGCCGGGGGATTTTTCATTATACACGCAACAGTGAAAATAACTATTGCGGAGCGGGAAAATATTGGGTATCATAAGGGTGTAAAATGCGACAAAACAAGACAAGCGGAACGGAACCGGGAAACCGGAAACCGCCCGCCGGGATGCACGGGAGGAGGTATTACAGTGCAGGCCAAGGAACGCACATTTAAGCACCTGACAAAGAACGACAGGCTGAGAATGGAACGGTGGCTGAACAAAGGGATGAAGCCGAGAGAGATCGCGGATAAGCTGCGCGTCCACATCTCCACCGTCTACCGGGAATTGAAGCGGGGAGAATATGAGCGGCTGGATGGGGACACCTGGGAGATGGTGACGGCGTACAGCCCGGACATCGCAGAGGAGCGGTATCAAAATCACTTACGGGAAAAAGGGCCAGACTTGAAGATTGGAGCAGATCACGAATTGGCCCGATACATCGAGGAGACGATCATCGCCAACGATTGCAGCCCTGCCGCTGTACTGGGGTATGCAAAGATGGAGGGCCGGACATTCAAGACCTCTGTTTCCGTAGCAACCATTTACAGCTATATCAAAAAAGGGATATTCCTGCGTATCACACAGGTGGATTTGCCGCGGCGCGGGAAGAAAAAGCAGGGGTACAAAAAGGTAAAGACAAGGAAAGACCAGGCCAGGGCATCTGCCGGTGAGAGCATCGAACGCAGACCGGAGAGAGTAAAGAACCGGGAGGAGTTTGGGCACTGGGAAATGGATACGGTGTACAATAAAAAGGATAGTACCAGCAAGGCGCTTCTGGTACTGACCGAGAGAAAGACCCGGCGGGAGATCATCATACTGATACCGAACCGCAAAGCGGAGACCATTGTTAAAGCATTGGACGCGCTGGAGCGGAAAATCGGAGCAGTGAATTTCAGGAAGATTTTTAGGACGATTACGGTTGATAACGGCTCTGAGTTCTCGGCGGCGGAGGAGATGGAGCGCAGCGCTGTCAACAAGACCATCCCCCGGACAAAGGTTTATTTCTGCCACCCCTATTCATCGTGGGAGCGCGGGAGCAACGAAAACGCCAACATTATGATTAGGCGGAAACACCCCAAGGGAACCGACTTTGAAAAGGTGAGCGCAAGACAGATCGCAGAGACCGAACAATGGATAAACAACTACCCCCGGAAGATACTGGGGTATATAAGTAGCGAAGTAGCTTTCCGGGCCTGCTTGCGGGAAATAGGGCTATCGGCGTAGGCCGTATGGGACGCATGGGAGAAAGGGGGGAACTGGAGGGGGCATGAGGAACATAATAAGGAAAAGCGGAGGCTGCCGACCAAGGGAATTGACGGCGGCCATATTGTCATGTCAAAATTGAACAAAAATGAAATGGAAAATTTGTGTGCAATAAATGCTTGACTTTTTCTATTTGTTTGGGAAGCATTCCGCCCCTTGACAAGGGGCCGGGAC